CGTAGGGGATGTTCTGTATGGTGGCCAGCAGGGCTTCGACGTTGCTCCGCAGCTGGAAGGTCAGAGCCTGGGCCCCGTTGACAAATCGAATGCGGTTGAACGCTGGGAAGGCCGGGGCGTCTGCGTCGGCCAGGTCAATGAAGGGATCGGAGTCCTCAATTTTCAGGGGCCCGCTGAACACCCCGCCGGAAAGCGGAAAATACAGAAGGTCCCCAAGACGCTTGGTGATGACGGACAGGTTATCCAAGGATCCGAGAGTGACCAGCTCCTCCTCGAAAACGGCCGCGTCCTTGTTGTCGACAACGACGGCAAACCGTGCCCCGAAAAGACGGAACCCGTGAAGGTCGCCCCCGACCAGAATGGAGGGGACCGCCTCTGACCCGGCCTGGGTGGTTTTCACTCGCAAAGACTGCATGGCCTCGGCGAGCAGAAGGGCCCCGGTTTCGTCCAGGGAGGCCAGAACAGCCGCCGCGGAGTTCTTCCACTCCTGGAGGTTCCCGGTCTGGCCAATAGCTCCCTGAAGGGTCAGCGCTACGTCGGCGGCGCTTCCGGGGGTGATGGTCTGCTCATTCCCGGAAGCCGGGGAAAGCAACATGACGCCGCCAGCCGGGGAGGCGGAAAGGCTCTGAAGCCATTCCAGAGTGCCTGCAGTGACGCGGTGGGAGACGGTGGAACCGGCGGAGAAGGCTTTCGCGGTAGTCCCCTCCTGGGCTCGCACAATGGTCATGACGTCCCCAGCACGGGCAGTCATGGTCACGACTTCCAGGGTTCCCAGAACAGAGTCGACGATCGTTATGGCAGCAATCTCGCCAGCACCAGGGGCGGGGAATAATACGCCCTCTCCGATTGCGACGGTTAGCTGGAGATCTCCAGCCCCGATGCCCGCATTGAGCGTCGAGTTCGCGTTGTTCTTGAAGATGTAGACATCGGCCAGATCATTGATCCCGTACGGTGATTTTGAACTCCGACTCGTCGATCTGACCCTCACTCGTGCCTACGACCACCTCGACCTTGTATCGTTCGCCATCGACCCCTCCGGAAACCAACATGCGGACCTGATCATCTCCGGTCACGGCTCCGGTCACCACCAGGGTGGGGGCTGTAACTGGGGACACAATGATCGTAGGGACCCCGGGGTTCAGGGTCTCTGGGATGGTGGCGTCGAGGAAGCAGGAATAATCGATCGTATAGTATTTGGCTTCCCGCGGTTGCTGGATGAAACTCCCAAGTACGGACATCTACCCCTCCTGACCATTCATCGATATCGCCTTCCAGGAGCCATCTGGGGATAGACCCAGGGCACGCTCAGCTTGCCGAACCGCGTCTTGGTCTTCTCTCTGGCGATCACCAGGCCCGCGAGAAAAAGCCGTCGGTTACGGCGTGCCCCATCAGGATCTGTATAAGGCCGATTGACGTGACCCATCAAGCGGGCTGCAGTCCCAGCAAGGAGAGCGTCGAAGAAGTCAAGGCCCAGCATGTCGGGGATATACAGCTGGTTATGTTTTGGGCGGAGCGCCAGCGTCACCACCAGGGACTTCTCCACGTCCGCCACATACGAGGCGTCGAGGGTGATCTCCGTGATCTTGTCAGCGATCAGTTTGTCCTCGTTCGTCGTATATTTGGGACCGTCTCCCCGGTTGGGTGGGGGTAGATAGTCCCCGCTCCAGCCGGCAACGGGCCGAGCATCTACGGCCACCGCGATGACGAGGCAAACCTCAGCCTGGTTTTCGTCGGGGGTGATGCCGTAAACAGTCACCCCCTCCTTGACCTTCAAAGCCAGGAAAGTAGTCCAGGCGTGGGACCGGACACAGAACTCGCGCAGGGTGTGCTTCAACTCCAGCTCAATCGCCGCTTTGGCCGCGCCGGAGAACGTGACCTGCAGCGACTCGACCAACAAGTCCGTGGAGTTCGACGATGAGCAGCTGACGGCCATGATCAGACATCCCCCGGAGATGTGGTGACGATGCGGCCGGCGGCCCCGAGGAGAGCATTCGCCCTTCCGTCCGTGGAGAACTCATCCTCTCGGAGCATCATATACCCAGCGGTGAACAAGGTCATCGGGTAGATCAGGTTCCACGGAACCTCTAAGACGTCCGCAGGGACGGTGATTCGGGCAGGGACAAAGCTGACATTAATGAAATAATCACGACGGAGCTCAACCATACGATCGAGCCCGTCATTGATCGAATCGATCATCTGACTGTCCGAGTAACGAAACGGGACCGTCTCGTCCTGGAGCAGCGCGCGAACGCGCCGAATGACTTCATCCGCTGTCGGTGTGGCCATCGATCATGTCCTGGATCTCTTTCGGGGTAGCAGGTTTGTCGCTGACGGCAATCGTGGGCTCCTTGCCGGCCGCTGATTTGAGTTTTCCGGCCGGGGCCTTCCGGGGCCGCGGTTTGACTTTCTTGACGCGGGGCTTCGGCGCGGGGGCCTCATCCTCGGGAGGGCCCTCCTCATCTTCGGCAGAGGTGCCGAGAGTCTCCCTGAGAGGAGGGTATTTCCTGGTGATCTCGTTGTCTCCTCCGATGCTGCGAAACCAGTCTGCTGCCTCCTGGGCGCTGACAAGGTAAGCTCCGGATGCCTTGGCGAGGGATTCCGACCATGCGTAGACAGCGCCGCTGCGTAGCTTGAGCCACCGTCCGCGGGGTTGTTTTATCTTGCGGGCCATACAGAACTCCAGTTCTGGGTTGAGGGTAAACTCCCCCGGCAGGTTCGCCGGGGGAGGTATCTATTGCGATCAGGACTTCGCAACAATCGCTTCGACCAGGCCTTCCGGCTTGATCACTTCGGCGCCGTAGACCTGCAGGCCGCGCATGAGCTGGCCGAAGGTCCGTTCGGAGCGCATGGTCTCCATCCGCGTCAGCTGGGACGCGAAGGTGGTTGCGACCGTATGGCCGGAGAACACCGCCGACTCACCCGCCGCCAGACCAGCCGCCACGCCCGTGGGCAGGAGGTTGGACATATAGAGGGTGAACCGGTCGATCATTCCCAGTCGACCATTCCGCAGCATCGACGTGCCGTCGCCGGTCAGCGAAGCATCCCGAAGCTCCGACTTCTTGATCATCGCCGCCATCCACGCCGGGATGATGACCCAGCGGTCACCTTCCGGGATGTTCTGCTCATCGAGACACTGCCCCATGTTGATGATCAGATCGATGACATTGACCTGGGCACCGGTGGCGCCACTGGGCAGCACAACCAGGGGCGTCAGGGTCACGCCGAGGTTGATGTCGCCGGAGATGCGCCCCGCGGTGGCGCCGAGGTTGTCGGCGTCAGCGTTGCCCAGGAGCTCCAGCTGCATGATCTCGGTGTCGATGACGATTTTCATCTGTTCCGAGGCGTCCTCGGCCCACATATCCATCTGGTCAATGTCCGACTGGACCTCCCAGACATCATCGATGATGCAGTTGAAGTATTTGGCGTACTCGATCGTGAGATCGACCACGTCGGCGTTGGGACGCTGAACGATCAGATCGGAATCCGGGGTGTAGTCCGTGATGTCGATCGTCGGCCGGGTCCGGATATGGACGGTGTCACCCTGATTGCGGATGTCACCCTCATAGTCCGTGTTGGCGATCGCCCCGAGAACCGTGGCGTCGTAGAACTTCGCCAGGAGCTTGCCGCTCCAGATTTCCGGGATGAACGTGCCGGAGTAGGCAGTCGATGTCGGCGGGGCCGCCGCACCACCGATGGCCTCGGACGAGGCACCAATGGGGTATGTGTCGGCAGCAACGGAGCCGCGTGTTGCGGCAGAAGCGAGCAGGGCCATGTGGGCCTCCTGTTAGGTTACAAGCCCCCGCGCCACGGCAGAATTGATCCTGGCTTCCACGTCCTTCTGGTCCTGAGGGCGGTTTTTGTACGCGCCGCGAGCCACATCGGAGTAGAATGCCTGGATCTCTGCCCGAGTCACGGGAGTGGGTGGCAGAGCTTCAGTGGGTCCTCTCCCCGCCGTACGAGTTGCCCCAGGCGCCGCAAGGTCGGCGAGGTTCGCTCGACCAGGTTTGCGTATCTGGGACACAGGTGCCGGCGTGGCAGGGGCTGTGTCACTGAGGTATCCTTTGAAAATAGCGACCACACGGTCACCATGTCCGGAGTCATAGGCGCCTCGGAGCAGAGCTGCTCTCGAAGCACCGGTAAAGGGGTCGACGTCATCCAGCCAGAGCAGAAACTCGGGGCTGGTATTGATGTCCTTCCAACTCTCGATGTGGGTGTCCAGCTGAGCGTGCATACGCTCTTGCGTAGTCATCCGGCGGGTCTCGGCGACCTCCCCGCTCATCTTCTGAAGCTGGGGGGTCAGCTTGGCCATTTCGGTGTCCACGATCTGCCGGGTACGCCGCTCGACCAGATCGATGAAGTCGTTCCCGTAAGCCTCCCGGTCTTCGGCATCTGCCATATCCGGGGCGGCAGGTGCGGGATCGGCAGGGGCCGGGGCATGTTCCAGGTCGGCCAGGCGCTGCTGCAGCCCATCAATGGTGCCGCGCATACGGGGGATCTCGCTGTCGTACTTGCCCTTGAGCGCACTGTATCGCTGTTCCCAGACCGGGTTCTCCTCCGTCGGCTCTCCGGATGCAGGCGCGACGTCGGACGCTACCGGTGCCCCTTCGGGGGCTGGCGGCGCCTCTGCAGACAGTTCCTGGACGGGTGCCTCCAGCGCCGGGGCATCTGGAACGATCGCCACCGGTGACGGGGTCTCGCCCTCGGCGCCCATCAGCGCCGCAGCCCGCTTCTCCTGATCTCGAACCTTCTTCGGTAGTCTGTTTGCTGCTCGTGCCATTACGTTTTCTCCAGATCTCTGACCAAGTCCATCATTTCCTGTGCGCGGCCACGTAGCGTATCAACGTCATCCTTCGCTTTGATAGCCGCCTCGATTCTCGCAGTTTGCCGGGCCACCAGGTGGCCCATCAGGTGTCGGAATAGTGGGTTCTGCCGGAGGCCCTCTAGGACTTCCGGCAGAGGTCGCAGGCTTTCGTTCCTCGCCATCACACCTTGATCATGGGGCCGTAGGACCCATAATCCATCATCGGCGGCCCGGGCGCCTTGTTCTTGGCGAGGGGTCGACGGAAGTAGCTCGTATCCATGGGCCACTCCTTCACGGTCCCATCCTTGGACGAATCTGCAGGGGACTGTGACTGCGTGATGAGGCTCGGGGCCCTGTTGGCTGTTGGATGTGCGTGGGCCATGTCGATTACCTCGTGCCACCGGCCGAGCGCAGGCTGCTGCGCTTGCCGCCCTGGCCACCGCCGCCACCAACGCCGCTGACGCCGTAGCACTCCTTGCCGTAGCTCATGTCTTCCTGGCCGCCGACCCCATACATGGGCCTCTCCATGGTCAGACTGGACGGTCCGGAGCCACCGACCGATGCCATGGTCTCGCGCGGCATCTCGACGATCTTGTCGGCCCCTTCGTAGCCGTCGACACCGTATTTGGCGTTGGCCGTCAGCTTTTTCGAATCCCCAGACATGCCTATGGCCGAGGTTCGGGGCATCTCCATCATCTGGCCGGCCTTGAACGGTGGCCGGTCATAGGACGCCGTGAGGATATCCTTGGTGTTGCTGTGCGTGAAACCCTTCATCAGGTGCCTCCTTCGGTTGCGGCTAGATTTCGTGTCACCACATCATTTATCTGCGGTCCGGGACTGTCGGCGGGGCCTGGGGCCTGGCCGCCTTGCGCCTGAGCAGCAGCTGCTTGTGCAATTTGCTCCTGTTGGCGCCGGTTGGCAAGCTCTGTCTCGGAGGGGACGATGCGATCCCCGTCCAATCCGATGTCCCGGGCGACGTCCCGCAGGATGGTCGCCCGGCCGTCGATACCAACGATCTGGCTGTCCAGCGGGTTGGCGGTGATTTGCAGGAACTCAAGCTGGCGAGACCTCTCGGCCTCTCTCGCCATGACCATCGAGGCGCCCTTGACGACGATTTGCTCATCTCCACTGAACCCGGAGTCGTCGCTGGTGAGGAGAATGAGGTCGTACAGGGCTCCAATATTGGGGGCAATAACATCCATATCGATATTCGACGCCACCTGCTGGAGCATCTTGTTGGCGTTGCCCATAAGCATGGCCAGCCCGCTGGCGGTCCGCCCGGCGCCGCCTGGCGCCCCAGAGCCGGTAAGAT